TAGTTGGGTGATATAATCAACACATTTGACTGTGGTACTAGGGTTACTAGTTGACCGACCACATTGGCTATGTAGGTTTTGCCCAATCGTCTGGCAAGCGCAGCGCAGATAAATCTGTACTGGGGTGCGTTAACAGCATTGATTAGTGCGATTTGGGGTCGGTTTATAGTATCCCACAAGTTTAGCAACTTTAGGTAATTTTCTATTGGCAATTTAATAAATCTGGTTGTAGCTGGATATTCTGTGAGTTGTTCACAGTCTATATCAGGCCTGCTTACTGTTAGCACTCAGCAACTCCCAAATAAGTGGTTCGTTGTAGATCATCTGGGCAGCTACCACAACTAAAACCAAACCGCCCAACCAAATAGTCTTTGGCCAACGCTCCAGTACCCTAGCAACCACAGTGCTGCCAAAAATAATAATAGGTACGCTCAACAATAGTCCAAAAATAATCAACCACCAGTTACCGCCAGCAGCACCAGCAATGCCCAGTGCATTGTCCAAGCCCATAACAGCATCAGCCCAAACTATGGTCAGCATAGCACCCCAGAAAGTTGAGGCTGGTGTGACCTCACTGTGCTCTTCCTGTTTAGGCTTTACTAGTTGGTAGGCAATATATAGCAGTGCTAAACCACCCACAAGTCTCAAACCTGGTATCATTAGCAGGTAGGTTAGTGCAGCAACACACAAAAATCTTACTAAGACTGCCCCAACAGTACCCCAGACCAGTGCACGTTTCTTCAAGTGTTGTGGCAGGTTGCGTGATGCCATGGCAATTACCAGTGCATTTTCACCGCCTAGTACAACGTCAATTAAAACAATGGCTAAAACGCCATAGATGACCTCTAACACTAAACATCTCCACTAATCAATTTGTGTATAAGCTGCGAGTACTTGGTGCCGTCGTCATTGATTTGCACGTTTACTTGCTTTTGCGGTGCGTTCTCTTGACGCAGTTTTTGCAGCTGTATTTCACGGTCTAGCAAGTCCATGGACATTTTATGGCTGAGGTGTAACAAATCGGCAATGTCTTTGCCGCTACCAACACCAGCTTCCTCCAACTCCTCAAACTTGCGCTTGATCACCGCGTCCATGGCACGTCGCATTAAAAATCGGTTGTTGTAGCCAACATCAAAAAACACGCGGTCTATATAGCCGCGTACTTCTGGTCGGGCTAACACCTCGCAGACCTGATCAAGTGGCAGGTTGAGTTGTTCGCTGACCAGTTTAGCACTGTTCTCTTGTAGGTAGCTGTTAGCTATCTCCAATGCCTCTGGACTAATTTGTATGGTTTCGGCGGGTAAGTTTGTGCTCATGTTGGCTCCACTAAGTTGTCTCTAAAAATTTCCCAGCAGCGTTGCCAGGTCCACTTAGTACTAGTCATATATACCCTAGCCTTGTTAAGACTAAAACACTGTTCAACCGCTCTACTAAGATCTTCGGCCAAATAACCATTCGTTCCGGGCTCAACAACATCTAGTGGTCCGTTACAAGGGTAAGCTGCTATGGGTGTGCCACAAGCAATTGCCTCCAGCATAACAATACCAAAAGTATCCCAACGGCTGGGGAACACAAACACGTCCGCTTGTTGATAGTAGTTGGCCAATTCCTGACCATGCTTCATGCCTACAAAGTCTACATCACCATACTGATTTTGCAGGTAGTTAAGATGTGGACCGGAACCTACTAGGACCTTCCTAGTACCGGGGATCTGGAGCTCACAAAAACGCTCTAAGCTCTTTTCCTTACTAACACGGCTAACGCATAGGAGAGTTTTGTAGGGTTTGGTGGTTCTGGGTTGTGGATTGAAAAGTGTTTGGTCAACTCCGCGCGTCCACGTTACAACACCGGTAATACCCTGCTGTTCCAACTCTTGAGCAACCGACTGGGTAGTTGCCAAACAACGGCCACTATGTTTATGAAACCAGCGAATATACCGCCAAGTTAAACTCTCAGGGATGCCTAGAATAGTTCGAAGACCTTCAGGAAATCTAGTATGATAGCTAGTATTATACTTAATACCGCGACTTGTAAGATATGCTCTAGCACTAAGACCCAGAGGACCTTCTGTGGCGATGTGATAATAATTTGCACCTGACGACGAAATCGTCTTGGCCATTTTTGTGGGTAAGGTAAGCTTAACTTCCGGGTAGCCAGGGCAATCAATGTAAGGGAACCTAGTGGGATCACAATAATCAATAAGATAACCACTAAGTAGTGCACATTTGGCCAGATTTTTGTACGTAGTAACCACTCCATTTACTTGGTCCGGTAGGTTATCAGTTATTACTAAGATTTTTTTCACAGCGAGCCTCTACCCTGAACCAGGGAAATTTTACGTAACTTGTTATAGATTGTTGTGCTTGTTCGCATGCTTGTTGGTTGGGTAGTTGTAGAGTAATGCGGCCTGGTATGTCTTGGGGATCATAAATATTAACGACTATGAGGATTAGGGTCCAGGTTTTCATCTTTTATCTCGTGCCACTCAATAATTTCCCACAAACCAGTTTGGTGCTCTACTAGTGCAGTACACGACTCAACCCAGTCGCCACTATTCATGTACACAACACCATTAAGTTGTTTAATCTCTGCGCGATGTATATGGCCGCAGATTACGCCATCAAAATTCTTCCTGCTACAGTAGTTGGCTAGGTTTAGTTCAAACTGAAACATAAAGTCTATAGCACGCTTTACTTTGTGCTTTAGGTATTTGCTAAGACTCCAGTAACCAAAGCCCAATTTATGTCGCCACCAATTGTACCTAGTATTGACAGCTAGGAGCACGTCGTAAGCTTTGTCGCCCAAGAAACTTATCCAAGGTGCTAAGCGGGTGATGCCGTCAAAAAGATCGCCGTGTACTAAGAGGTAGCGTTTGCCGTCTTGTCCACTATGAACCCACTGATTGGCTATTACAATACTGCCAAAAGTAATGTTGTAGGGTATCATGGGCCGTAAAAATTCATCATGATTACCTGCAATCCACACAACTTGGGTGCCGCGCTTAGCTTTCTTTAGGATTTCGCGCACTACGTCTGTGTGCGATTGATGCCAGTACCATTTATTCTGCTGTATTTTCCAAGCGTCTACAATGTCGCCGATAAGGTAAAGCGTTTTGCAGTTGTTGTGTTTTAAGAAGTTGATTAGTAGCTTAGCTTTGCAACCTTTACTACCTAAGTGTACGTCGGAGATTGCTATGGTTTGGTAGTCCATGTGTGTGCTCCTTTTGGATAGTTTGATTATACCAGTTTGGTTGATTATAATCAAGCATAGATTTTGGCACCCTAAGGTTTTTGAAAATTTTCTTAAAGTGGTACGTGTGGGAGGGCCCCCTGGTTATATTACCTATAACAGTCTCCGAACCGCCCTGTCTATTATAAATTCTATAATCTATTACAATATAAATTCTATAATCTTGTACAAAACCTGTATTAAAGATTAAAATCAACCTAACCCGACGAACGGTAGCTCTAAGCCGACAGGCGGCGAAATCTTGACTTGCACTGCCAACCCAATTGGCCTATAATAGAATTTCTTTCAACAACTCAGGAGTAGCTGAAATGGCAGAAGCCAAAGCCCCTAATTATACCCCAGAGCAGACTGCAAAGCTCGTGGCCGATTATCAAGCTGGCGTTAGCGTTGAGCAGATTGCTCAAGCTCTCGGCAAGACTGTTCGTAGCGTGGTTGCCAAGCTCTCACGCGAAAAGGTTTACGTAGCCAAAAGTTATGTAAACAAGAACGGTGAAGCTCCCATCAAGAAGGACGTTCACGCGGACTTTATTGGTGCGGCTCTCAACCTTTCAGAGAATGATATAGATTCTCTGACGAAGGCTAACAAGACTGCGCTTGCCGCAATTGTAACCTTCATCCGTTCTAATCAGTAGAACCAAGGGGAGCCTAGCTCCCCGCTCTAAAAAGGATAATGCTATGAAACTTACCAGCTTATCAATTGATCCAAAGATTGTAGCGTTCAGCCGTCGCACTGAAGTTGCGGTTGAGGAACCGTTACAGTTTTTTGTTGTACCAACCAGCATGGCTAGCTTACTTTGGCTAGCAAAACAAAAGTTGCTTGGTCGCAAGCTCACCAATCCCAAGTTCAGCAAAGCTACAAATATTATAACTGGGGTAATGTCAGAATGAATAACATTCTAACTTTTGTATTGTGGGGCTACGTTATGTTTATGATAACATTCTTAGCCCGATACTGTTTCACGTGAAACACCTTAAAAAATTTGAGCGCTATAAAAATTATAGCGCTGGCGCCAAAATTATAGCATATAATTTTGCCGCGTGTCAAGGGTTTTCTGCTACCATTCGTCAGCTGATAGATGGTAGGTCATGGGCTTGTTTTTCGTGTATAATTACAAGCATAGCAAGACAGAGGATAGCAAGATGAACCGTAACAGAAAATATAGCGACTTTATGCGGCAAGTAAAGCTCCGCATTGCGCGTCGCAATGCTGAAGCATACTGGATCATTTCAAAAAATGAAGCAGTTTTGGGCGACCTTGCAAAAAGCGACAGCTATGCTAAAATGGCAAAGCATCAGGACAATCTAGCAAAGCGATACGAGGTTTGATATGAAACTTGTAATCACAACACAATTTTGGGAAAACTACGGTTCGGCTCATAATCCTTACTGGAAAGCTAAGGGTGGAAACGATTACTTTGTAAAAAATGTAACGGCGGAGACCGCTCTAGATTTTATGATGAGCGTTAAAAATGTGGTCGAGCATTGGGATGACTATACTAAAGAATATATCATTGGCTGGTCGGTTGAAGCCGATGATTACCTTACACCATTTGAAGCTGATCAATTGAAGTATGATGGAAAAATTAACTATCCTGCTGAGGAAATACAATTATGAATTTTACAATGATGTTGCCTGATGGCACTGATCTAGCAACTATATCGAACCAAGAGTTGCTAGACCTTAA